TTTTGGCAATTAGATCAGCTCTCCGAGACTATGGATGACTGGCAGTCATTCCACTACTCTACATACGACGGCGGGCAAATCAAATTAAGTGAAATTGATAGACAAAAGGAAATGCTACCGAGCTTAGTATTCGCGCAAGAGTTTCTTGCAGAATATGTCGATAGATCGGCTGCTAAAATCAAGCGCGAATGGTTACGCACGACAAACGGCCAAGAATGCACGGCGTATTACATTGGAGTGGATTTGGCAATTAGCCAAAAAGAGACTGCAGATTATACGGCAATCGTGGTAATAGGCACGACAAAAGATGGTGAGGTAGTTGTAGTTGAAGCCGATCATTTTAGAGCGCAGTTCCAAGAGATAGGCCGTAAGATCATGTCAGCCGAGCAAAGATGGAATGCAAGAGTAGTTGCAGTGGAATCAAATCAAGCACAAGCTTGGATGGTTCAAGAGTTAAAAAGAAATACTAAGATGAATGTTGTAGGTGTGAGAGCGGATCGAGACAAGGTAATACGCTTTCAGCCTGTAGAGGCAAGATATGAGCAAGGGCTTGTTTATCATGTCCCTCATATCAATCCGGAATTTACCGAGGAGCTGCTATCGTTTACAGGCACTCCGCAAGACAAGCATGATGACTTTATTGACGCGTTGGGCTATGCCTTCAACGCTATTCGCAAAACACCCCAGATATATGTATGAGTCTACTTGACCAACTTAGAGATAGAATCGCGAGCGCAGTTGCACCGCGAAGAAACGACAGACCGTATATTCGGTCGGGTGGTACTCGCAATATCGGTGCGACTCAAGTCGGTAATGAGTTAAGCGCTTCGCTTCGAGGGACTGTTTACGCTTGTTTGCAGCATAGAGCGAATGCTTTGAGCGGTATAAAGTTTGATGCGTATAAAGAGCAAAACTGGGAGAAAGAAGAATTAGGCCGCGGTCATTGGACTAATGAATTGCTTAGTAATCCTAATCCATATTTCACACGCTCTCAAGTCTTTGGATATATTGAAAACTGGCTTAGCATCAATGGAAATGCGTTTATATGGACACCGACAAACGGCTACAGAGTGCCATTGCAGATGTGGGTGCTGAATCCAACAAGAATGCGAGTAATTAAAGGGGAAAATAACTTCATTGATGGGTATGTATATCAGTCAGCGCAAGAGGGCAATATACCAATACCAGAGAAAGAGATTATTCACCTTGCTAAGCTCCACCCCGCCTCGCGTCCTGAAGAGATAATCGGTATGAATATCTTCGGTGTTGGTCTTGTTTCAGCCGCTTTGGAATATGCGAATATCGACCGCGAAGTTAGTGCTTATCTTGCACGCCTCTTTGCTAATAATACAGTCCCGCCGCTTATTGCGAAGTTTCCCGAAAGGTTTGACCAAGACGAATGGCAAAAGCTGAAAAGCGCTTGGAATGAAGAACTACCAGACTACAAGCTCCGCGCTTTGCTTGGAGGTGGTATGCAATTAGAACTTCCGCCAAAAGGCGAGCTATCGGTAGGCTATGACTCTGTTAGCAAAGACGTAAGAGCGCAAATCTCTCAAGTATTCGGCGTGCCCCCTGGAATGCTCGATGGATCATTCCAAAACAGAGCGACCGCCGAAGTACAATGGGCAATTTTTAGACAAAACTCTATCGATCCTGAAGCGCTCTACATTGCTGAAGAGTTTACACGCCATTTCAGACGCTGGGAAGAGGACGTGCTTATTGAAGCACAGCCGTATCAATATGCAGACCCCGACGCTGATTTAAGGCAAGAAGAGTTTGAGCTTAAGTGGGGAATCAAGACAATTAATGATGCAAGAGGCGAGCGCGGATATGATCCGATACCAGAGGGTAATACGCCGCTTATTGCTAATGGTTTTGTCCCGCTTAACACGGCCGTAAATCCCGCTCCCGTGCCCGTAGCGACTCGAAAATTACTAACCCGAGCAAATGCTAAGCTCCCTATCGTTACAGCCGATTCAAAGGACTTATTTTGGAGAAACTTCGACGGCATAACTGAGGCGAATGCTGGTAGTCTTGAAAATGTAATCGAAATGATCATAGCTCAAATCAAAGAGCAAGTGTTTCAGCTTGCAGATGAAGGCGTTTTGACTCTTGCGACTGTAGATGTTTCACCCGAAGACCTTGCAAAGTATGATGCAATTATTGCCGAGGCTGCAAATCAAGTAGCTACCGAACTTTATGCGACTCTTGCAATCGAGGGCGGCGTGCCTCCGACTGCAGAGGTTATTGCCTTGGTCGAAGAGTCAAGCGCTCAAATCCGAGATTCTATCGGAGTTATCAAGCAAGAAGTACAAGCGACTCTCACTGCAAATGCTGGTAAAGATAAAGAACAATTGTTCAAGATTCTTACAAGCAAGTTCGACTCGCTACAAACAAGTAGAGCGCGTGCAATTGCAAATACAACAAGCGCAAATGTTACAAGCGGAATGCAATATGCAGTCTACAAAGATGAAGGCTTCAAAATGGTATGGCTAACTCAACGCGATAACCGTGTAAGACCCGCTCATGCTGCTATGGAAGGCTCGACTCAAGGCGCGGACGGATATTTCACCGTAGTGACTGAAGTTCGAGACAAAGAAGGCAATATCGTAGAAGTCAAAACAGAGAAAGCAAAGCGCCCTCTTGGGTCAGGTCTTAGTGCCTCAAACGCAGTAAACTGCAGATGCCAATTATTCCCAGTTGAAAAGTAATAAATTAAAGGTACAATATGAATTTACTCACACGCGAGCTGAACCTGCAACTCAGGGACGGCTACGAATACGAAAAAGAGGAAGGCTACGAAGAGAAAGAGAACGATCTCTATACATTCGTTGTATCAACTCCTGAAGTAGACCGATATGGCACTATCATAGTTCCAAGCGGAATAGACTATACAGCATATCTAAATAATCCCATAGTCTTAGCTCAACATGACTCGGACAAGTGGCCTATCGGTCGCTGTTTAGGTTTTGCAATGAATGGCGAAAACTTAGAGGCGACAATTCAAATTGAGTGTATTACTGAAGAAGGTAAGAAACTCAATAAGCTAATCAATGCAGGTTTTGTGAAAGCCGTATCAGTTGGTATCATTCCAAATGAATACGAAGAGCAAACAATCGACGGTCAAAAAGTAACTGTTTATACAAAGTCCGAGCTTGTAGAGTTTAGCGTCGTATCAGTTCCTGCAAATCGCCAAGCCTTGCTTAAGAAATCAATCAAGACTTTACTCCAAGATTCAATTCAAAAATACAAAAAGGAAAGTAGAATGTTAACCCCAGAGATCGAAGCCAAGATCAAAGACGAGCTTCTCCCTGCAATTAAAGAAGCTTTTGTCAATGAGGTAATCAATCTCGGTTTCTCACCTGAAGAAGCCGAAGCATCAGTCAACGCTTTTATTACTGCAGGCGCTCCTCCAATGCTTGCAGTTTTGCAAGGCGAAGTAGAGCCTGAAGTACCCGAAGAACCAGCCGCCGCCGAGCCCCCAGTCGAAGTGGTAGCAGAGGAAACAGTAGCAGCGGGATTCCAAGCGCCTGAAACTCGCGTCGGAAAGAAAATTGCAGCTTCAACACAAGCGCAAATTAATGAAGGTATGGATATGATTCAAAACGGTTACAAGATTATCAAATCTGCAGTAGCCGGCGAAGCAGGCCGTTCAATTACTTTGAATATGCCTAAGAAACTCAACACAGACGAATTACTCAATTTAATCTAAGGATATTGCATAATGGAAAACATTATCGTAACAAAAGACCAACTGAAAGAAGTTGTTGATCGCAAAGTAGCCGATCAACTTCGTACACAAAAGCCAACAAATAACAATGGCTTCGTATCAATTAAAGCAGATCATGATGCACGCCGCGATCAAGCTCGCGTCGTTGCTGATTACATTCTTGCAGTTCACAAAGGACGCGACGGCGTTGCAGATGAAATCGCTCGCAAAGCAAATGAGAAGTACTTGACAAGAGCAAACTTCAATACAGGTACATCATCACAAGGTGGCGCGGCCGTTCCTCAGTTCTGGGTAGAGGAAATCATGTCTTTTGCAGATCAGTACGGATATGCAAGAGCACTCGCAAAGATCTATCCAATGCGCGGAAAAACAGAGAACCTCGTATCAAGCGGCGCGTTCACTGGCGCGGTGGTTGCTGAAGGTTCTGGCTTGACTTTGACTGACTCAGCAAACTTCTTTACAGCTACAGCAATGACAGCTCGCAAAGTAGTTGCTGGTGCTATCGTTTCTGAAGAGCAACTTCAAGATGCTACTCCAGCATTCTTGGATTATGTGGTAAATGGTCTTGGTCGCGCTCTTGCTGAAACAGAAGATAAGCAGTTTTTCAATGGCGATGGTAATGCACCTAACTTTACAGGCTTGCTCAACGCCGCTTCAACTACAGTAGTTCGCCAAGGTGGTGCAAATAACTCTGGTAAGGATACATTCGGCGAGATCTCATGGACTGACCTTTGGAACTTGCGCCTCGGTGTAAATTCTGGCGTTGGTGCAAACGGTGTATTCGTAGTGCCCCAGTCAGTATTCGGATTCTTGATGAAAGAAACAGCAGGCTCCCGCCCTGTTTATGATCAAGTACGCCCTATCGAAATTACATCAATCGGCTTAACAGCTCTTGCAGGTAATTCATACTTCACTCCAACAGGCCGTCCGATGCATGTCGTGCCAGATGCACTCTTCCCAACAAGTGCAGCGAATACAGCATCTGCAGTATATTGTGACTTTAACCAGTTTACAGTAATGGGTATCCGCGAGGATGTAACAGTTAACGAATACAAAGAGTATTTCGGTGCAACTGGCTTGGGCGGAACTCATCAAAAAGGTATCGAAGTTGTTGAGCGTGTTGCTTTTGCATTCCCAGCTCCAAGTGCTATCGGTGTTCTTAAAACTTCAACAACCTAATCAGGTGATTTATGCTCGTAGATGTAATTCTAATCGAGCCGTATAAAGGTGTTTCGGCAGGGTATGAGACTTCTCTCCCTGCCGAGATTGCCGAGGCTCTTATCAAACAAGGCAAGGCGAAGGATGCAAAGCCCGCGCCGAAAGTAGAAACAAAGAAAACAGGTAAATAACCATGCCATATACAAGCGCAAATCCGAGGGCGTTTAATGCTCTTATGACCTTTCTTAATTTGGAAGTTAATGGCGATCCGACCTCCGAGGATACGGCGCTGTATACTTGGTTTGATGACCTGATAACAACTTGCTATGTAGAGGCTGAAGGCTATTGCGGTCAGCCTCTTCGTAGTGGGACGATATATTACCAATTTTACGCCTCAAAGGCTCAACGCGGCCTCGAAGCGAATCACTCTTGGAAATATATCCCCTACAATGCTAACACGGCTCTTACGGCTTTGCAGTGGCGCGAGAATGAGTTTGCAACTTATGCGAACTTTGACGCGGGTAACTATGCATGGAATGCCGAGCCTTATGCGAATTACATAGTCTTTAGAGACAAGACAAATGGACAATTTAAAGCGACGCTTAGCACAGGCTATTCAGATGCTACGATGCCATATACAATCTTGCAAGGTATAGCCGAAATGGTTGCACTTGCTTACAAGCAAAGCCCTCAGGGTGGTAATTGGTTCGGACTAAATTCCGTTGCTACAGGCGGCGCGGGTCAAACAGTCAGCCAATCGCTAAAAACCGATATAGGATGGCATAAATACTTTGCTCAGTTTGTTATACCAACGGTGTAATAATGATCAATGCTGACGCTTTAAAGGGCATTTTACGGCCAATCATAGCAGACTCTCTTAATAAGCTCCCGTTTGTGATGCAAGCGTATATCGGAGCGAATATGGAATTCAGAGGCGCAGCCGATAGAATAGCACCTTCGACAAGTTCTAAGCTCGCGATTAACTCTGGTACTCTGTTTCGTAGTTTCTCAAAAGGTCAGCCCGGAAATGTTTTCAGAGTCTCGCAAAATGGTGATAACTTCGAGGTAGAATACGGGTCAAGTTTAAAGTATGCTGCTATTCAAGAATTTGGTGGATTCATAAAGGCTACTCCCGTGACCGTAATTAAAAGCAAGAGTGGTCGCAATATGAATAAGTCAACGTATGTGATGGCTCAATTCTTTTGGGCTAAATTCTATGAAACAAAACAGCCATACTTCAAACGGCTTGCTCTTAGTGTTGAGCGTAAAGGCGGCGTAAACATACCAGCCCGCCCTTACTTCAATCCTGCAGTGGACAGACTGCGCAATGACACGAAATTCGCAAACGATATTAAGCAACAAGTCATAATCGGAATACAACAATGGCAAGAGAATCAGCGGCGATCAAATCCATAGCAGATAGACTTCGGACAATGAGCGGAGTCAAAGTCTATGACCAAGTAATGCTAGATAAATGGAATACTTATCAGTTCCCTTTTGTCGGCGTTCTATCAGGCGCGGACTCTCGCGAGGTAATCGGACTTGAAGACGATTCCGCTTTTGCAAACAAAGGCACGCTTGATATTTATTTGCTAGTTGGTGTTCAAGTAAAAAAGAATAGCACGGCGGGTAAGGCTAATTTACGAGAGGCTCTTGCTGATTTATGCGAAGCAATCGAGAATAAGCTTACAAATTATAAGCCCGATGTCTATGAGTCCGATTATGAGCGTACTCACTTTGCGCCCGTGCATTTTATCGACTCGCAAGCGGTGACATTTAATGACGATGAAACAAAAGGCATATCGTTTATGACTTTTAGGACGGTATATTACAGAGGAGATGTATGAAGTTAAGTGCTTGTGTAATCTTTCAGGATGGAGATGACCTGAAAGGGTGGCGGGATTCATTGCCGAGTGATAATGTCGAAGTCATTGCACTTCGTACGGCGGTTAATCAGAAATTAAAAGAGCCTGTATTCCAAGAAGTCGGTAGGACTTCGGACCATATAGTACTCAATTGGGAATATCCCGACTTCGAAGAGTGCTTTGACTTTAGTTATTGCCGTAATAAGCTCGATGAATATGCAACTGGAGATTGGATATTGCACATGGACTCGGACGAGCGCCTTGCAAGCCCTGAAGATGAGTTTTGGGCGTATCTCAAAGAGCTTAACGAAAGCGAAGCGGTCGCGGCTTATTTGAGTATAGCAGGATGCAATGCAGATCTTGACCCGCAATATACGCACATAAGAAAACGCTATAACATACCGGCAATGCGATTGCATAGAAGAAGCGCGTTTCTCAAATGGCAAAGAATATGCCATGAGACGCTCGAGGTTGACCCGAATGGCACGGTCGTAGCTGATACGGACATATTGCTATACCACAAAGGATATAGCCAAGACAATGAAGTCTTGATGCAAAAAGCAGAACGGAACGGAGGCCTAATGGTAAGAGAATACACACGCGATAAATCACAAAGAAACTGGGATTATTTAGTTAATACTTTCGCATATTTAAAACAATTATCTAAGAGGTAATATCATGGTAGTAGGCGGCGCTAACCTTAGCGTATTTTACACAGCCAATGAATTAGGCACAGCCCCTTCAGTAGGAGCTACTGCAATTCATACAATGAGACGCAAGATCAAGACATCCTTGACACGCACAACTTTCACAATCGATCAAAACGAAGACAATCCTGAACTCACTTCATTCCTTGAAAACTATGCACCTGTTACAACAGTTACTGCAGATCAAGGCGAATATGAGGATGGGACAAAATTCAACTCAACACAAGCAACAAGCGATACACTTTTGCAAATCGTTTATGGTGGCGTTGATACAGTTCAAAACAAGCGCAAGGTAGTTTTGATGCTTTGCAAATTAGCACAAGACGCTGGTGCTTTTGACCAAGAATCAGGTAAGTACACAAAGCCAAAAGTAGGCGGCGATGTGGTAAACAATGAAACAGCT